ATAACCCGCAAATCGTAAAGGCAGTAATGGAAAATATTCGGGAACAAACGAGAGAGAGGTATTGAAGACACAATTAGTATGCACCTTTGTGAAAAAATATGAGATAGATGAAAAATTAGATGATATAAAAAATGAGTTCAGAGTTCTGAATAACAAAGTATTTCTTTTGAAATCACAAGACTTGGTAAATGAACTTATCCTATCTTACAACGTTCTTTTAGATTCACATAAAGACTTTTTACCAGGTTCAATTTTGGTTCATCGTAAAAAGGAAAGTAATACAATTTATACTATCAACGCACTCAATGAGTTGATTATGAATTTGAATAACGGAGTTCTCGATAAGACATACCCAATAGAGTGGGAAACTTACAGAGATACTATGATGTTGAAGAAGCCAGAAGGACTGAAGATAATCAAGATTGAATTGATACGAGTCTATTCAATATAAAAATCCAACCACCTTATATTTATGTTATATGGTGTTTTCTGTTTAGAGTATTATTATGAATGAAATTCAACTTATAAAAGAGACAAACGAAATTATCGAGTCAATCCGAAAAGAATTCGCTTCCATTCGTGAAGCCGAAGGATTTGAGGGTGTGTTCTCTGATATTAGTAAACAACTAAAAGATATTTCAATGTTGCCTAATAGCACAATTGATGTCTCCAAATACAAAGAACAGGAAATTGTTCAGACTCTAAAAAAACTTGGGTATGAATACAAGAAACCATATGGTAATAAACTTCACTTCTTCAACAAAAAAACAAGTATAAGTGTCTACCTTGATAAATCGAAGGGTATGATAACACCGATACCATAAGAGGAAATTATGAAACGTATAAACGAAGCAACATTACTTTCAACTGGAAACGCAACATCACTAATGGTATTTATTGATTTGGCTATGGTTGTTGAAAAACAACGTGGTATGTTGCCAATAGCCTTTCCAAAATTAGGAAATAAGGGAATCAATAAGATGTTGAGAGGGTTTGCCTCCAATGAAACTTATTCGGATAAAAAAGAACAACTCCTCGGTATTTCAGAAAGATTTTACAACAACGGTCCTATCAAGGCATTGTATAAAACACTCGCATTCCTCTCATCACAACCAACAAAACCAGAAGAATCTGATAAAAGAATTGGAGATGTAAACCGTGTTCTCTCTAAAATTGAAAGAATGATAAACGGTAAACTAACAGACGAAGAACGTGAAATGTTTTCCCAAATGGAAGATAGTCTTGATAATTTTAGTGACGGTCTGAACTCAAATCTAAATTCTTCATTGGAATCTTCAGTTGGTCAAGAAGAACCATCTCCAGAAGAGAAGCCAGAAGAAAAACCAAAGGAAGAACCGAAACCAGAGGAGAAACCTAAAGAAACTCCAAAGCCGGAAGAAAAACCAAAGGAAGAACCAAAGCCAGAAGAAAAACCAAAAGAAAAGACGGAAGAACAATTCAGAAGTCTAATAAAAAGACTTGTTCGGGAATCTTTAAAAGAATTTCAAAAATAATTTTGGAAATCTGTAACTTTTTTCGTAGATTAGGATTCCTGTAAAAACAATTCTATCAAAGGAGATAATATGAAGACAACACTACTTTCACTCATCACAGTTCTTGGACTTATGTCAATCGTCGGTTGCTCAAACACGGAAACCGGTCCAACAGAACCAGAGGCAATGTACACAACAATGGGATTCAATTCAGATGGTTCTATTTCTGAACAACCAATTGAAAGACCAAATCCAGATAACGGTAAGAAGGTTGCACCAAGTCCGTTTGTTGACTTACTTCGTCTTCTAAATCTTACACCAGAACAGAGACCACTCGTAGAAAGATTACTCATTCAACATAAAGAATGCACACAATCTTGTATCGAAACACTCAGGACAGCTGAACGTGAAATTCTTATGAACACAAAAATCGAAGAAAATAAAATCAAAGACGCATTGAAGGGCGGTACAATCACTCGTGAAGTTGCACGTCGTGAATTGGCTCAATTGAAAAAATCAACACAAGAAAAACTAAAAGCACTTCCAAGAGAAAAGGTTCGTGAATGTCTACAAGGGTGTGATACACAATTCCTAAACTCACTCAAAGAAATTCTTACATCTGAACAGAAAATTAAACTTGAAAAGTGGATTGCCTCTCGTCAAAAGAGAGGAACCACAGACGATAAGAATCCAAAGGGTCGGGGTTAATTCCCTGACCCTTTTGGGTTTTTATAAACACCTATTGACTTTTAACATTTAATTTCGTATATTAGTATTATCAATTGACCTGATACAGTTATCAGTTCACAATTATCATTTAACTTTTAGGAGTACCTATATGGCAATCAATCTTGATGCTATCCGCAACCGTTTGAACAATCTGAAGAATGCGAACAACCGCACTTCAAATATTTGGAAGCCAGAACCTGGCGAACACCAAATCCGAATTGTTCCTTATGTACACAACCGAGAAAATCCTTTCATCGAGTTGTATTTCCACTATAATTTTGGAAACAAGAAGTCAATCTTGTCACCGCAATCTTTTGGTCGTCCTGACCCAATTGCTTCCTTTGGAGAAAAGCTAAAGCAACAAGGCGATAAGGAAAGTTGGTTGATGGGACGTGGTTTGGAACCAAAGATGAGAACATACGTTCCCGTTCTTGTTCGTGGTCAAGAACATGAAGGTGTAAAGTTTTGGGGATTCGGAAGGGGTCTTTATCAAGAACTTCTTGCTTTTATTGCAGACCCTGACTACGGTGATATTACAGACCTCAAGGAAGGTCGTGATGTTGTAGTGACTGTAAAGTCGGCAGAAGAAGCTGGTAAGCAATATGCAGAAACAACAATCCGTATCAAGCCAAAGCAAACACCAGCAACAGAAAATCCTGATGTTATCGAAAAGATCAAGCAACAACCACAAATTACTGAACTTTATCCAGAGCCAACGTATGAAGAATTGAAGACATACCTTGCTATACATACGGGTGTGGATGATGGAAGTCAGGAAGTTGAATACAAGAAGCCAGCTGAAGCTCCAAAGCAGACAGTAACAAAGTCAGAAGTTGAAGACGCATTTGATGACCTCTTCAACTAATAGGAGTCCTCTATGGCAAAAAACAAAATGGAACTCACCGATGAACTCGGTGGTGTGATTGCTGAAACTATCAACAAGCAATTCAAATCTCAAAATCTCAAAACGGCTTACTTCTTGGAAGGTGACGATGATGCACCAACCATCGTGAAGGAATGGGTATCTACTGGGTCAACTATCCTTGACCTTGCCATCTCAAACAGAAAGAATGGTGGATTTCCCGTTGGTCGTGTTTGTGAAATAACAGGGTTGGAACAGAGCGGTAAGTCACTACTTGCCGCTCACACCCTACTCAACACTCAAAAGAAGGGTGGTCTTGCTGTCTACATTGACACAGAAAATGCCCTTTCAACAGAGTTTCTTTCAGCCATCGGTCTCAATCTAAAAGAGATGTTATACATCCCACTTGAAACGGTGGAAGACATCTTTGAAACGGTAGAGACAATCATTGAGAAGGTTCGTTCATCAGATAAGAACCGACTTGTGACTATCGTTGTTGACTCTATTGCAGGAGCTTCAACAAAGACAGAGATGGCGGCTGACTTTGATAAGGATGGTTATGCAACTGCAAAGGCACTCATCATCTCAAAGGCGATGAGAAAGATTACGAACTTGATTGGTCGTGAACGTATCTGCCTTATCTTTACAAACCAACTTCGTCAAAAGTTGAATGCACCGGCTTTCTCTGACCCGTGGACAACTCCCGGTGGTAAGGGAATTCCATTCCACGCCTCGGTACGAATCCGTCTATCATCCATCGGTGCCATCAAGGCAAAGGTGAACGGACAAGATACAATCGTGGGTTCACGAGTAAAGGCAAAGCTCGTGAAGAACAGGTGCGGCCCTCCTCTACGTGAAGCCGAATATGCCGTCTATTTTGATAGCGGTATAGATGATTATGGTTCTTGGTTGGAAACAATGAAGGATTATAATCTGGTGAGACAAAGCGGTGCTTGGTATGAATGGACAGACCAAACAACAGGAGAGATTATCAAGTTCCAAAGTAAGGACTTTGTATCAAAGATAATCAGTAACCCTGAATACAAAGAAGTGGTCTACGATTCCATCGCCGAAAAGGTGGTGATGCAATACCAGAAAACAGATGAAGTCAGAATTGATGATGTATCAATTACGGACGAACCGCTGTTAGATGAGGTTTGATTTAGTATGGGGTGAAGAAAAAAATCTTTGCCCCATATTTATATCATATAACCAAAGTATTTTTTTTTTTTGGAGTCCAAAATGAAATTATCAACTAGAAAAGAATTGCTCGCCGAAGCATCAAAGGTATTAAAAGAATTCAAGAAACAGGGTTCTAACTATGTCTATACCACAGAAGAAGTAAATAGAATAAAGCAATTGATCGGTGTTATACTCAATTTAACAGAAGATTCAATTGAAGAACTGAACACTTCTTCATCAACTATAAAGAAAATGAGAGCATCTTTGGAAGATAGTGAAGGTGGAAATTCATTGACAAATTCACAAATGTCAGAATTTGTTAAAGGTGTATTTGGAATAAACAGACAAGGAAAATCCATAGGTAAACTAATGAAAGAAACCGAAAGACTTTTAAAAATGATTGGTAGATAAAATTGAACGACTTGAAAAAGATGAAATAATCGGAGTCCAAAATGAAATTATCAAGTAGAAAACAACTACTGAAAGAAGCCGACGACGTATTACGTCAGATTCGTAATGAAAATAAACAAAATCTGAACGAAGGTTTGTTATACAGTATTTGG